AGTCAGCATTTCTGTTTAATGCTTCTTGTACATCTGATACCCAAATTTCTTTTATTAATGCCATTTTGTTTTTGTGTTTTTACGTGAATAATTAATCTATTTGAATTTTTGCGCCACATGGTAAAAAGATAGTTCCATCATACCAAAATGATTGACACCATGTTTTACCAGCTACTCCTGTAACTACTGGAGCATCGATTCCTGTACCAAAAGTAAAGGTTTCTGTTGCGGTTGTTTTTACTTTAATATGTAATGCTGCACCCGCTTTTAATTCGCTTGAAAGCGTTAAGTCAAGTGTTGCGTTACCAGTTAAGGTAGTTAACGATGTAACAACGGTTTCGTTGTTGCTAATTGTTGCGGCAGTTGTGCCGGTGGCAGCAATCGTTAACGTGCCTGCTGCGCCAAATGGGTTGTTGATTGTTGCCATTATTTTTTATTTGTTTTTATTGGTTTATTTTCTATTTCTGTTTCTCTTACTTTAACTACATAAGCATTATTGGTTGACTGCGCATAACTTGCTGCCTCACTATGTTTGATGAAGCAGTTTCCATCTTCAAAACAATAAAGCATATTAACCGTTGGGTTTGCGTTCCAAATTGCTTCCATAATTAGAATCTTTTATCCGTTGATGGGTTGTAGTTTGGTGACAAGTTAGCAGGCAAGTTGTTAATTAATGCCTCAAATGATGCTGCATCGTTAACTCTCATTTCTGCTAAACCTTTTGGGTCGTTTTTTGACCAATCGTTGAAAGTCCAAGACTCACGACCTGCAACTGCTGCTGGTGTGTTTGCTTTGTTTTCAAAGATAGGTGTGTATGCAGGTGTAAGCTTGCTAAACACATCTTTCAATTCATCGTTAGACTTGTTAGATGTTAAGTAAATTTCTTTACTTGCATCAGCAATTTTACCCTCTTTTATTGCGTTTTCAATAAGTTCAACTTTCGCTGCTTGTACCGCTTCGTTGTTAGCATCTTTCAACGCTTGTAATTCGTTGCTCTGTGCTTCGATGCTTGCTTCTAATTCAGCAATCTTTGCATCTTTAGCGTTAACCGCTTCAACAATGGCTTCTTCACTTGCCTCGTTAGATAGCTTTAATAAATCAGTTAATTTATTCATTTTGGTTTCTGTTTTAATTATTACTTTATTGTAGATAGCATGCAGTTCGCGCACAGTTGCGTTCATTGCAGGCTTCATTTTCTTTGTTTCTATAATTTCATCAACTATGCCTAAACTCATACACTCATCGGCAGTCATCCACGTTTCTTTTGCCATCAAATCTTTGCACTTGTCTAATGTTAGATTTGTATTGCGTTCGAATATCTTTGCTAAACTATTTGTAATTAAATTTAACACTTCTTCATCACTACCACCGTTTGCGTTGTGCATCATAAATGTGCCATAATCGGCCATGTATTTCTTTTGACCACAAATAGCAATAACACCAGCCATTGAATAAGCCATGCCATCAATATAAGTGTTTACAGGTATAGCACTGTTAAGTATTGCACTAACGATTGAAAGCCCATCAGCAACACTTCCACCGATTGAATTGATACGAATATTGATGCACTTAACTTGATCCGAATAATTATCATTAAGCATTTGAATATCCTCTGCGATAAATGCACCGTTAATGCCATTATCCATTCCATCAATATTGCCGATATGCTTATAAATAAGCATTGTGGCAACCTCGTTAGATATGTTCGTAATTTTCATTGTACAAAAATCGTTACATATTTGCAGTTGAATCGAAATAAGTTACTAATTTTGTGGTGTTTAGTAACTAATATTTAAAAATGGCGAATCCGAAAAACGATATAGCAGAAAAGAAACAAGCCGCGAAAGCTCGCGTAACTGCTCACTTAACAGGCGAATTAAAAAAGAAATTCTTTGATGAAGTCGAAAGGACTGGCACCAAAGAATCTTATTTGCTCAAAGAAATATTATCGGAGCATTATGGTAAGAATAGGTTTTAAACTACGCTATTTTAGCTAATTCAGCAGTAATTTGACCGTAAATTTGTATGCCTGTGCCTATTGTCCAAACTCCACTTGGTAATGTAAAGTTTATATCCTTTGAACCTGCAATTGTAAACCCAAGTGCAAATCCTTTAGTTGGGCTTCCTGCTAAATTATCATAATAAGCACCGTTGTTAAATTGACTTTTAAAATTAGCAGTAAATGGCAAAGTCAATGTTATTGCACTCGCATTACTTCCTGTTAATGTCATTGGGCCTATTCCGTAATCAATCCAAATAGTTCTTCCCTCTTGTCTATATTTAACATTCCAATCTGCTGCACCACCGGGTAATGTTAATGTGCCACTTGATGCAGATAAGTAACTTGAATTAAATGCAATGGTATTCCATTGACCATACAATAATAAGTCATCAAAATTAAAATCACCACTAAACGGTGCGCCTACACTCCAAACTATTCTTCTAATTTCATGCACATTATTTGATGTGCCATCTGAAAATAATGCAGGGTCATAATTAGCAGCAGTTACGTATGTAGTTGTAATTGTGCCTACAATTGTTTGACCAACTCCGGGTGTTAAACCAGATGTTGCCAAACATCTAAATATTTCATCTCCATAAACTATACAACCAATAGATATACTTGAACCAACTTTTCTACAACCATACATAATTCGAGGTAATAAAACCGCAGGATTTACCTCTGTATCATTTTGCGCTATTAACATTTGAATCATATCTAAATCAGATTCTTGGTAAGCCGCTTGTAAATGTGCTAATGTGCCACTTTTAAATGGCATTGCACTTGTACTTGAAATGTCTGTGAATTTTACTTTTTTCATTTTAATATGTTATTACATCGTAAGTTATGCCTGCATAATTATACAGGTCGGCAATTTGCCTAATAATATTTTCATTGTTTGCGCTAATATTCGGTGCAATATCTGTTGTAGGTGGTATTGTTAACGCATTTGCCACCGAAATAGGCACATTAATAGTAAACTCGCTTCCTGTGTTTGCAATGTTTATAGCTTGTATAAATGTTTGTGCTTCGTTATTGCCATAAACTATTAATGAACTATTTGTTTCGGTAAATCCAACGTAAAGCACAACATCACTTGGACTGCCCGGGCCAATATAAATATCACTACTACCCGGCACATTTACAAATGTAGTTCCAAACCACTCATTTAATGCCCATTCAAATAAGATGTGTTGTGCATTGTATTTACAACGCGGTTCGATGCCTACAAAATTGTCTTGAATCTTAAACCAATAGTTTGTGTTTGTTGGCAAATTACCAGTGCTTGCAACCCAACATTGATACACTGCTTTGTCTGTGTATTTCACTTGGTTACCTACCGCGTAGGCAGTTGCACCGCTATACAATGCCGCTGCATTCCCATCTTTAAACGTGCCAAACATTGTGTTGTATAGCACTTGCAATGGTTTTACAAGTGTTTTAGTCCAAGCTTTGTAAATCGGCAGCCGCTTCTTTGGTGGCAAGAAGTTGACCGCGAATGTATCCGTATTTATGATGCTACTCATTATTGTACAATATAAGATAGTGTATCTGCAAAGGTATGTGTTGCAGTTGTTTCTTGTGCTACATAGCCCGAAATAGTTTGATATTGCACACTATCAACACCCAATAAAAGATTATACAATGTTACACCTAACCCATAAGCAACCGTATGTTTTCTCACTAATATACGTGTTAATGATACCGAATTAACACCCTCAACCGCTTGTATAGCATCAACAACTGCTTGCGTGCTTATAACACCATTAAATGGTAAGGTAGCCATGTAATTGTTTAACGCTGCTACTACATTTGTGCTTATTACTGCTGAATATTGACCGTTGTAGTAGATAGTTGCTGCCACTTCCATTTTATCGCTATTCTCATTGATTAAAGTAAATGCAATGCCCGCAGGATTAAATGTTTCAATATAACTTTGAAGCTCGGCTAATTCACCAACTGAAACTGGCACAGGTGGGTCTGATTTAGCAACCTTAATTAACACCGTTCTATTTGGCGCGGTTATTACTGCACACCTTGTCAATATTTGATTAGCAGTGTTAATGGTTGGGTATTCAATAGTAAATGTTGTTGTGTTCAATTGAGCAACATCGCCTTTTTGATACTTTAAAACTTTGTTGCGTGTCCATTGCGGTGTGCTTGGTGCTGCTGTGCTTGCAATGGCTTCTAAATCTGCTTTAAATATGTCTTGCAACTGCTCAAATATAGCTATGCAAGAAGCTACGATAAAATAATATAGATTCCATTTGGCAGTTTGACTTGTTGAGGTCAATGCCGATAATGTTGGGTCTGCATTCTTTGCATCCAACATACTTTGTTTGATTTGGGCTACTGTTCTGGCCATTATACTATTGATGTTATAAGTCCTTTAACTACGGTAACTGTTTTGCCGTTAGCAGTAGTAAACGATCCTGTTGCACCTGTTGCAGTTGTATAACCAACGATAGCATCAACAGTTGTTATTGATGTAACTGCATTTTGATTTACTATTACTTTTTCAGTACCTGTAATTGCGCCTGCTGCTGGTAACTCGGAAATTTTTTGCTCTGCCATTTTATTGTTGTATTATAAGTGTATAACCTGTTTCTGTTAATAATTCGTAACTTAATTCACTTGTTAACGCTATTGATTCAGGAATAAATCCAGTGCGAATAATTGCGTTATCTAATTGTGGACTGTTGTTTGTAACCAATGTTGTAACTAACACCTCTGTTGTTGGGCCATCCATTGCAGAATAGTCAAAGCCTTGCATTGTGTAAGTAATGATAAATTCTTGAATATTCGTATGGTCTGCCGATTGAATTTCACTTCTGCGCAGGAATCTACTGTTATAAGGTGTTGACCAACCATGTATTAAAGCATTTAAGTCTTGTTTTAGTTGCAATACATCGGTGTCTTCTGTCTTATAACTTTCGAATCCTAAATGCAAAGCTATTGACATTGTGCCTTGTTGTTGCCCTTGTAAGTTTTCAATGTAGTCGGCAGATGGAAACTCAATAAAACAACAAGGATAGTTAAATGGAATGTTAATATCCTCACGCTCAAATTGGTTGTTCCATAGTGCAACATACTTCAATGATTGAAGTGTGCTGATACGTGCCTTTAATTGATTATATATTGCTAATTGCATTATGTAAATACTTTATCTAATCGTTTAACAATAACTGCTTTTACTTTCTCATTTAAGTTGTAAGAATCGCCCATAAATTGACGCTTGGGCATATTTTTTAAACCATTGTTATGTCGCGCAGCATAAACCAAATCAGTGCTAATTTTAATAGTTAACGCGGCTCTGTTTGCAGGATTACGTATAATTGACCGCCTTAAATCTCCAGTCTTAACTAATATTGCGCGTGTTGTGTCATCAACTACCTTACCGCTTCGTGTTGTGTACGATGTGCGCTTTCTCGGTTTCCATTTCTGCACATTCTTGTCATCAAAACCCTGCTTCCTAAATGAATCAACAAAGAATACTTTAGCAGTATTACCAACATCTACAATAGCCGCTTCCATCGCTTTACGCGCTTTCTTTTCTGTCTGTTTTAAATCGAATTTATTGCTTTTTGCCATTATGTCGGTATAGGTAAATTCCAATTCTTTTTAGCCATTTCTTTGTCACCCTTTGCAACATCAAAGTAAGGGTGCTTATCTTTGCCCTTTTCCTTAAACACATAGCCATCAATACCCGCGTTCATCCTAAACAATGGCGGCACATCATTAGGCGGTGTAAACTTGCTCAAATCAGTTTCTTGCCCCTCTGATAGTTGTATTACGGTACAACGACAACGCCACCCATTCGGGGGGTAGTATTGTTTCCAGAATGGGTCGCTTATTGGGCGAATGATGTTATCTAATGCCGCGTGTGTTGGTCTTACTCTGCCATCTCCAATAGTTTGATATTGCAATAATGGCAATACATCGGCATCGGCTTCTATACGCTTCCAATCTGATGCCATACGTGCTGAAGCTTTCGCAGTTTGATACTCGGCTTGCAAATAGTCTTCATTGTATAGCTTAAACATCGGTTTAACTGCCTCTTTAAACTTATAGAAGTTTGATTGCAATTCGGGGTCGGCTAACATCGCAGTCATTGCCCTTGTTTGTTGGTATGTTTTAGCACCCGAAAATATGTAGATGTTATTGGTTAAATCGGCAGTTAATATTTCATCAACCACTGGCGCCAAATCAATGCCATCTCTTAAATATTTTGCAGTCTTTAAATAAATTCCTTCCGGCAACACTTGGTTATTAATCGCACCAATCCACACATCATTCGACATACGATTAAAATCGTTTTCGTCAAACGGTGTTGGTGGGTCAACCTCCTTGTCAATATTCAATATGTCGCAGTAGCCGCACATCTAACTATAAATGTTTCTTAATCGTTTTGCAATGTTGGTTGGTTCGGTTGGTTCTTCCTCCTCTACACCCATTTCATCCATTAAATCAATGCCGTATTTATGCTCTAAATATTCGTGTTCAAACTTAACGTACGGCATAAATGAAGCATCTATCTTTGCTTGCTCCATCAATGGCAGATTCTCACTGTCATCATACTTAAATGTGCAACCTGTTAAGTCAAAACCATTACGAACCATCATTGGCACTAACTGGTCTTCAATGATGAACTGCATCTTTAACGTGTCTTGCTTTGCAATCATAGCAGCAACACCCTCATGAACATTAGCACTACCTGAATAACTCTTTTCATCAGTTGTGCCTGTTTGCCCTAATATTATTTTGCTGATTTCTGAATTGCAACGCTCCACCATTTTATCAAACACTGCATAAGCATCGGTTCTGCTCGCTTGCATCAATTCAATGTTATCGTTTAAATCCAACACAGCCCACGAAGCTACACCCATATTTCGGAGCATATTCTCCATGTTTTTGCGTGTCAATTCATCGCGCACATCGGTTTTGCCAACTCTTATCGGACTGCCAAACACTTCAGCAAATTCAGCCCATGCGGCCATTGCGTTTTTCTTCCAAATAACGTATGGCGCAAGGTACATCATTAATCCTAAATCTTTCTTTTCTCCTACACCTATACACCAGTTGTTGTATGGTGACACATCGAAATGTTTGCCCTCTGTTACGGTTGCTGTGTTGGTGCGAACTAAACTAAATTCAGGCACTACATAAATGCGCGGAATCAATTCAACACTTGAATACTTATCGTTAATAATTGCGCCAAATTGAATGCAACTAAAGCCCCAAAATATAGAATCTAAAGATAAACTTTGAAAGTCATAAAACCACTTTTGGTTAAACAATGCAGTTTTAGATTCATCACATTCGCCATCAGGGCCATAAACCATAAACTTCTTGCTCAATATCTTTGATTTACGTTGCAACATTGCTGATTGCACCTGCCCATCTAACACAATCTGCTGATAGGTTTGCATCAATAAAAAGCGGTTTGGGTACATCGGGCTTTCGGCCGCTTGTAACGCAATGTTAAACTTTGTCGCATCTTGTCTAACACGTTGCAACTGTTGCTCAAAGTCAATAGTCTTACGTATGTTAGCCTTTTGCGGTTGTGGTTTATTGAAGTTAAATATATCGTTATACCAAGCCATTATTTAAAGAAATTATCTTGTTTATCTAAACTATTTCCGTAGCGAATTGAATAGCCAGTGCTATCGGTTGAATTGATGTTTAACACCTCTGCCGTATCTGTGCCGCTTGCCCATCTGTCTAATTGGTCAAGTGCTTCTCTATTGCGTTCTATTCTCAAATCGGGTATGTTTCTTGGGTTAATCCTTGCGTGTAGGTTATACAATGTCATATCCATTGCAAGCTCCACAAACATCGGGTAACGATTATCGCCAACAGTCCAATAGGTTGCGTTGCTTGTTGCAATGTTAATCATTTTAGACCAATAGGCAGTTAATGTCAATGCTTGGTTTGTGCTTGCTGCAATAGCTGTGTAAACAAAGCCGTTGTCATCGGTTACAATGTTGCCTATTATGTATTCGGTTTTATTATCCCAGCGATTAAAGTCATTAACGTGTGTAATTACTTCGCCTAATATTACTCTGTCACGCGTGCGGTAATGTGTTGCTGCTGAATAGGCATCCATTGTGCCTAATTCAATGTCAACCATGTAACGCTGCACCAATTTAGTGCGCATTCTACTTATGGCCTTAACCTCGCTATCATACAAATTTTGCGGGGTGTTCTCGGTTATTTGATTGAGGTCAACCGTTTGAATAATGCTAAGATAGTCGGAGGTTTTTAAGAATCGTGCCATGATGCAAAATAATAATAAAAAATTTGATAAATGCTTAAAATGTAACTAAAATCTACTTGCTGATTTATATTCAGCATCTCTACCCACAACAACAAGCGGTTTGATAATTCCTGTTTGAAACCTTGCATATTGTGAGGCGAATACCGATGTGATTAAGTAACGTGTTAAATCTACAATGTGACCAAATGGCTGGTAACTTACTTTGGTCACAGGATCGGTTACTGTGCGCTTATCTACT